GCATAATCTCGGGCAGCCGTTTTCGCTTGAAGCCTGTTGCAGATAACCCGTATTTTATTTCTGCCATCATCACACCTCCTTGTTATATCCCAGGATCGCCTTGTCAGTAACTAAGCCGTAATCAGTATCAGCAGTATATTCAACGAGCAGGCTTCTCTCGCGCTGGTCGAAAGTCAGCTCCATATCGGTGACTGCTTTCACGCCCTCCACGCTTTGAATCTGCTCCGTGATTATCTGCCGTATATGCGCCATATTCGGCTGCTTGACAAGGATATACTCAAGATATGGCGTACCCTCGGTTGTGTTTAGAAACCACTCGCCGTACCAGAAGCGAAGGGTAATGAGTATCTGCTGGGCAACACGCTCGGCATTGTCTATCATCATAATATCGCCGTCTTGCAGAACGATATCGTTTGTGTTGATGTCCATTGCGATGTCATAAGCCATTATCACCCCTCCTTTATTGCGGTTCTGCTGTGGTGCTGCCGCCACTCTGAACGCCACCATGCACATGGTGCACGAGTGATATGCCATTGACAACTAAGTCACCACCGCCGAATGTAAATGTAGTACCGCCCACGCTACCGCTGAACTCGCCACCGTTAAGCCGTACCATTGAGCCGCCTTGAAATAAGCAAACATCACCTGCATGAGCCACGTTTGAAGGCGCAGCCCCTGCATAAACGCCGGGGATTGCTATTGCATCGTTGAGCGAGTGACGGCGCACATCTGGCGAATCGCCTTTGTTGTTGCCTAAGAAGTCATCGTTCTGCGTTTCGCTAAAGACCAGCAAGCACCCATCACCTGCCGCAATTGGAAACGTGATGCCAGCCGTGCCACCCTGTCCCATTGGGAATTGGATAGGCACGTTATGAATAATGGGATAGCGGATATTGCGCCCATCTTCGGATTTATACGCGCCGTTAGGCTGTACGCTTGCTCTGTTTGTCGAAGGGTTATAGCTGACAATCTGCCCAGGCATAGCAGTATGAATGTTGCTGACACGCGAATCCATCCAGCCCTTTATGATTGTCTTAACCTCGTTTGAGGTCTGCGCTAAATCAATTGCCACCGTTGCCACCTCCTAGCCCTTCGATGATGTCCATCTGCGTTTTGTACTGACCGCTTATAGAATCGCCTGTGTGCTTGACCATTTCGACTCTGAACCACCCATTTATGACTCTGCTTTCAACCTTGATTGCATCGCCGGGTGAAACTGTCGGCGCAAGTAGCGTTTCGATTTTCCACCCTGCTTGCTTGTCGGGCTTTTCTTTGCCTTCCTTACGCCGTCTTTTCTTCTTAGGCGTTTCCTTGTCCGGCTTGTGGTCGCTTTTGACGATACGAGCAGGAGAGCCGACAAGGCCGCTGGATGCGCTAAATACTAAGCCACGATTGGCAACTACACCGCCAGCAAGGATTATCTGTAAGTTGCCATTCTGAATTGACCAAGTGCACCCATTGCCATTGCAGACCTCTGTGAGAGCGTCCGCACCCTTGCCAACAAAAGAATAGCCATTGTCATAGGCGCCAAACTGCACACCCTCGCCCAGCACTAGCGGCAACCCCATGTTTTGAGCAATAGCTTTAACGATGATACCGCCTGCCGTACCTGGGGCATAAGACAGCGCAAAGACAGAATCACGGACAGCGACCTGCCCATCTGAGGCTTGAATCTCGGTCTTTACGTCTTTCCCTTCATCCGTGGTGACTGTACGAATCACAGAACCGCTGAATATACGACACGCGCCGTCATTATCACGGTAGCCTGCATACAAGTCCACTTTCAAATCCTGCTTCTCAATCTTTTGCCGTGTTTCGTCCTTGAGATTCCAAATCGTGAACTTGACTTTGTTGGTTTCCTTGGTCAAATCCTTCTGTACATCGAAAGTGAGATGCAGCCCTTCTTTATTCTCCAAGTTGTTAAATTCAAGGTTAATGTCTGGGAACACAAGGCGGTATTCTCTATGCCAATAGTACTTCTGCTTTTCTTCTTCTTTTTGCTGTTCGTCTTTCTCAGCTTGCGTTTCTGATGGCATCTATCTCCACCTCCGGCACATAGACCAAACTATACAGTCCATCTACAAAAGATTTTCTGCCGATTGTCTGATTGTTGGCTTTGTTCGAGTCAACGACAACCGCCATAAGTTCACCACGCGGCAATCCTGCGCGATGTTGCTGCAAGAACAGCGGATAGTTTGGCACTACTGCTATCCCACGCACAATGTCCTCGTTCTGCATATTGCGCACATCCACCGTCCACTGCTGCGCGAAATCATTCCATGAGAAATGCAGCTTGTACGGTTCACCTTCAAGCGTGACGGTTTCGACAAAGTCATTAGCGTCAATCATGCTAATCTGTATCATCCCTGCACCTCCTTATAGAATCCGTGAAATGACAGTCGCACAGACAAAAGCAGTTATCTCCTTGCCCGTGAAGATTGTCCCCATGTTGCCCATATCTTGAAATGACGTATCAACATCAACAGTAGCGGTATTGTCTACGGTGGTTAAGCCAGTACCAATGTCCTGCTGGTCAGCAGTGCCTCCATCTTTTTCGCTTTCACCGCTTTTGCCCTCTGCTTCATCGCTGGTCTGTCCTTCTGGTACATCCTCGGTCTTTGGTTTCACCCTGCGCACATGAACAAAGTCAATCTGCATTTTGTAGCAAAGCCCATCCTCAACCTTACGCGGTAAAGGCGCATGAGTCATCACCATGTCTTTGTAAATCGCGTCAGCCGTGGTTACTGTGATAGGCTCGCCATCGTTGTAGATTTTCATAATGGCGTTGGTGACTTCATTCAGCCTGTTTTGGTTTGCTCCAAGGTCGGCAAAGAAGGTCACAGGCGTTGGCGTGCAGACAACTTCCATCGTCAACTGCATTGGGTTACGAGTCACATGGTCAGCGACAGGAAAGCCATCTTCTACAGGATATTGCGTAACCTCGCTGTCAAATGTCGTTTCTTTGCTAAGAACAACATCTACTTTGAGGTCAGCAATAGTAGCAGGCTCGGTTATGTCGCGTGTTATCTTTTGATATGTTGCCATAATCGAACCTCCTTACTGATATGCAAAAAACTGGCTGTTACCTGCATTAGTTGCGCCCCACTGATTAGGGTTCGTAAAGGTGTTGTAATTGGTCTGTGAATTATTGACCGTACTACCACCGCCGCCGCCACGATTGAGCCAACCCTGCATCATGCTTTCATTGGTGCTTGCAATTTGCCCTTTCATGCCGATAAACTGCGCCGCTTTATCAATCAGACTTGATAAGCCTCCTGCAAGCCATTGGATTGTTTCGCCTAATCCGCCTAACAGTCCAGCAACCCAATTAATCAGCCCTGCAATGGCATTAAATGCCGCCGTGAACATTCGCCACAAGAGAGCTACTGCGCCGACAATAGTACCACCGATAACTGTTGCGATAACTTTCAAAAGTGGCGTTATTGCCGCAATGAAGGGCTGTAAATTCTCCCACGCGCTTTGTAGCTGTGCGATGCCGTCCATCATTAAATCAATGCCCGGTTGAAACCACGAAACGACTGTTTCCCAATTTTCACCGACAAAATATATAACGCTTGCGATTGCTCCGAGGATAGCCAGGATAGGTGCAAGCCCTACGCTCAACACGCTACCAACCGCCGTGAAGATAGGAGCAAGAGCACCAAAAGCTGTACTAATAGCACTTACCGCAAGCCCAACGCTACCGAGAACGACAAGCAAGCCACCAATAACGGCAACCGCCGCCGCAATACCGCCAACAAGTTTTGGATGTTCTTTTGCAAACTTGCCAAACTCCTGCACAAAGCTAGTCACGCCTTTGGTAGCATCTTTTATCGTGCTTAAAAACGCATTACCGACAATGATTTCGATTTCTTCAATGGCTGACTTGAACTCTTTCAATGCACCTTTGGCATTGTCGTTCATTGTCTTTGCCATCTTCGATGCCGCGCCGTTTGAATTATCCACGGCGTTGGTCATCTTTACGAAGTCTGCATCACTAGCATTAACAACTGCCAAAAAGCCAGACATTGCCTCTTGGCCTGCGATAGAGTTGGCCATTTCTGCCTTTTGAGCATCGGTCAATCCCTTCATCGCATTGCGCAAAGCGACCATCTGCTCACGGAATGGCTTTACTGTGCCATCAGCATTAGTAGCAGACACTCCTAATTGAGCAAGTGCTTTAGCCGCGTCTTTTGGCGGTTTTATCATGCGTGTCATAATAGACCGCAACGCAGTACCAGCCATTTCGCCTTTAATACCTGCGTTTGCCATTAAACCCGTAGCCGCCGCAACATCTTCGAGTTTATATCCCAGGCTACCAGCGATTGCACCTGCATATTTGAACGTTTCGCCCATCATGCTGACATTGGTATTTGCATTGGTGGATGCCGCCGCCATCACATCGGCCATGTGCGCCGCTTGCTCAGCAGGCATTTTGAAAGCTGTCAAATCATCAGATACAATGTCAGCAACACGAGCCAAATCCTCGCCGGATGCAGCCGCTAAATTCAAAAGACCGGGCATACCTGCTATAATCTGCTCGGTTTTCCAACCTGCCATACCTAGATATGACATAGCTGCAGCCGCTTCACTTGCACTATACTGCGTACTTGCGCCTAATTCTCGCGCTGTGGCTGTCAGCTTTGCCATGTCTGCATCAGTACTATTCGTGATAGCCTTGACTTTAGACATAGCCGCTTCAAATTCCATTGCGGTATTTACGGGGAGAGCCAACGGCGCAACCATAGCCGCACCTGTTGCCGCAATCGTACCGCCATTATCAGCAAGAGCCTGCCCTGTTTTCTTGACACCTTCGCCAATCTTCTGCCCACGTTGCTTAACATTGACATAAGCCGTAGTAACTTTGCCCTGTAATGCTTGTAACTGCCCTTTAATGCGTGCGAGCGTGCTTGTAGCCTGCGCCCCTTCTGCCGTGATAGTCACTTTAGTTGCTTTTTGAGCAATATCATTCAGCTTCTTTTTTACATCCTGCGCCGCCTTGTTAGCCTGCGTAAGACTAGCCTTGTCGATAGCGAACTTTACTTTCGTTATCAGTTCTCGTACTGCACCGCTTGCCATTAATGCCGCCCTCCTTTCTGCGTTTTCTTTATCGCCTTATCATTGGCGTAATATTCAATATCAGATTTCATGTCAAGATAATGATTTACCTCCGCTATTTCGGCAAGTGTCACCCTCCCAGACGTGACATCTGGGAGAGAAACCATGCCACTATCAATAGCGCGGTAAATAAATGTTATTCTGCCGAAGTATTCCCCAACACGCCCTGGTATGTCATCTTCACCTCGCCGATTATGTCGCGCAATGCCTTTTGGACTCCAATCGGGACGGTCGAGGACTTGGAAAAATCCAAGAAGTTTACCTCGAAGATTTTTGCACACAAAGCCAACATATCCCACGGCCTTCCCGTGTAGATAGCCTCTAAATCTTCTTCGGACACATAAGCAAAATCTTTTTCGCCCTTTTCTTTTACTGCAATGTATTCGACATTGAGAAGGAGTTTGCAAGCCTGTTCGAGTTTATCCCCGTCTAAACTGTTGGCAATGGTGGAAAGTGCTCCACCGATAGCTGCAACAATTTCAGCGTTCTGGCTTGAATCCTTCAATGCTGATACAGAACCGCCAATAGCAGGGATGATGAGTTTCTGCAAGTCGCCCAAGACTTTCATTGCCTTGAAGGGATTCATCTGGCGGATGCTGAACTCAAAATCTCCCTGTTTCCATTTTGTAATTTTGCCGCCATCAAACATTAGTCATTACCTCCGATAATCGGATTTAACACTCTGCCCGTCTCAAGTTCCCACTCGTTGGTTTCAATGCCACGGCCACGAGTAGACTCCGGCCAATTCGTCACCCATGCTTGCTCTGCGCTAAACAACGTATCACCGGACAAGTCTTTAATCATAAGAGGCATGAGGAAAGAGCCAGTCACGCGGTCAGCATTGTGCACCTTGGACAGATAGGTGTTAGATTTGCTCGTATATGCGAGATGAAACGTAATCGTGAACGTGTCGTTCGGGTCAATCGCACGAGCGACTTCACCGTCTGCGCCAACATACTTGGTAAAGCCTTCGCCGTGAGGAGCGATGGTAATCATCTCATCCTCGGCAAAGCCCGTAATCGTAGAAGTGCCGAATACTACAATAACTTTCTTGGGGTCGTAGGTCAGCACGCCTTTAGTCAGTAAGCCCATGATTCATACCTCCTTATGCCGTTGCCCCGCCTACGATAAGGTTTTCGTAGGTGAGAGAGCCAGTAATTTCGACAACGTGGATTGCACCTGCAAGGCGAGCCGTGAAGCTAACATCCTGCAATACGCGAGTGGCTTTCTGATTTGCGCTAATCGAAGAAGAAAGCGGTACGCTGATGGTGTAGCCGTAGTTCTCGTTACCATCTTCATCGTACTCAATCGGCGCAATACCGCCACGGCGAGTGCCAAGCTCAAGAGCCTGCCGAATCTGTGCCTCGATAATTGCGATACCTTCATCCGTATACGGAATCTTGTCGCTATTCACGAGCGCATTGAACACGTTGACCGTGATTTCTTCTTGTAGCCAATCGCGGAAACGGATAACATCAATCCATTCACCTGCTGCAACTTTGCCGTTCTGCGTAATGCTGATGTTACGGAAACGCTCAAACGTGTTGCCGTTCTTCTTGGTAATGGCAATGTACTGCGTTTCGGTCAGCGGGTCAGTAGTTACGCCTGCAAGTTTCTTGTTTGCCCACGTTTCACCGCCTGGGAGAATAGCAAAACATCTCGCCATAACCGCCGCCTCGGGATAATCCGTAGCCGCGTCTTTGTGGTAGAACCAGAACGTGCGGTAGTAGTTGCCGTTATAGAGCAGATAGCCCGTGTCCGTGGTGGATTCAGGATTATATGCCCCGGCCTCAGCAATAGCCGTGCCGAACAACTTGCGCACGCTTTCCGTCCAGTTTGCCGCCGCAAGAATATCAGCCTGTACACGACTAGCCAGCACCCAGCCGTACCAATCATTATCGTAACTCTGAATAGCCGCCATAGTCTGCGGGATGGTCTCGGTCACACTCGCTACACTCTGCGCCATGTTCGCGCTCGTAGCAACAGCAAAAGCGTTGCCGTCCGTAGTCGTGAGGGTGAGGGTATTGGCACTAACCGCCGCCGTAACTACAGCCGTGGAGTCAGCGTCAATCTGCTCTTTAAGCCCTGTTAAAATATCGCCTGCGGTGCCGCCTGCATTGGTGTAGCTGTATACTTTCTCAATGACGTTGCTGTTATCGTCCAAACTCGAAACGGTCAGCTTATACACGCCTGCACTGGTGAGGCTTGCAACTGTCACCGCCACACTTGCCGCCTGTCTGCGACCAATCTTCACCTGACGCGGACGGGGGGTCTGACTGAAAGCGTCAACTGCTGCCAAATACAGCGGGTCAGTATCGCTGAATCCTGCGGTAATCATGTCGCTTGCGCTGGTGTAGGTTTCTACACGAGCGAGGCTGTGAGCATGAGCACCAACAGCCAACATCGTGTTGAATCCTTCAACGCTGATACCCGTGGTGTTCAAAGAAATCTGACAATTCACGATTCTGTCTAGTGATGCCACGTTAATCACTCCTTACTTGTTATCGTCCAATCCATATCTTTCGGCGTTTCTCCGTGTACTTCTACCGTGTCAATGTAGCCCGGTTCATCCGTAACTACTGCCGTATATCTAAAATGCAGGTCAACTGCCGCCCTCGGCTCATAGACTTGGTCATTGCCTTCAAGCCCTGTCAAGTCCTGTATCGGGTCGGCGTAGAGAAACGCCACGCCTGCATTTTGCGTTAAATCTATAACTGTCGGTCTGTCCCATTGCCTTACTAAACTGCTTAACTCATCAACAGGGAATGTGCCTTTATTGCCGAAGTATTGAACCTCTAGCACAAACTGTGTCGGTGTTTTCAAATCGTACTCTCCATCTGTATCGGTGGGGAGCATATCTGCCATCGCCTCGCCCTGCTCTGAGTAAGCCATAAGCGTTACAAGCGGTGTATTCTGCTTAAAACCATTCTGTCTGTTCCAGATAACCGATTTCTTTTCTAAGCCTAAAAGGTCGGCAATCGTATCATGCAGGAACTTTCGTGTTTCATTCACCATACGCGCCGACCTCCCAGCCTACCATGCGAAAATGACTTATAACATTGCTTTGCCATTCTTCGCAGTTCACAATTTTGTACCTTTTGCCACGCCATAGAAGAATATCGGCCTCTTGCCCTGCAATACCGCCCTGTGCTTGCTTCTGAACCTGCAAGGGAGTATTGCTATATATCTTCACGGCGTTGTAATTCGTTGCGCCCTCTGGGAGCATTTCAACGTATTGCGCTCGTTCATCAGAATTAAGAGGCTGTACTGATGCAATGATTTCAATCGTTTCAGCCTCGCCATCGTGCCACATACCATCATCGTCATAATAACCGCCTGTGACACGCTCGACAGTCTGCTTTGTTCTGAAACTCACATCATCACCCCTCTACTCTGAAATTAACACGTCTGCGCATTTCGCCGCTATCTACTAACGGCTCGTTTCTGCCCTTCTTCTTGATTGTAGAAGGAGCATTAGCCTTTAGTTTGGATGAGCCAAACACTTCGCGAATATCCTCCACCATTCGATGACCGATAACCTGCGCAGCTTCTCGTGGGCTGTCACCGTCAATAACATCATTAACGCATTGTTGCGCCAACTTTGCCCATGCCTGCTTGTTTGTGTCAGCAGATATGCGGATAAATGGTCTTGAAGGTATACGCCTTGTGCCATACTCGTTCCATGTCGCGATATCGACATAGCTTGCGCCGTTACTAGCTTTGCCCGAATCTTTGAGCATACCTGCGACAACCTCCATGCCGTCCAGCTT